GCACAGAGATGATTGTTAAAGCAGAACTAATGACCCTCATAGACTCATTACTCGTAACTGATGACTGCAAGCATGAATACGGAAATATTGTTCTCCAATCTATACCGCAACAGCGTCAATGTATTAAATGCGGAGAATTACAAGCACTCGTAACTGATGAAAAGGTATGAAAAAAATTGAAACCCTATTTATACGAGATTTCGACAACGACCCACGGTACGTTACAGAAACGGTCAATCCTAAATCACAATGGGTGATAGATGGTGAAGGAGTAGCAACAAGAAAATATGATGGGACTTGTTGTGCGATTATTAACGGTATTTTTGTAAAGAGGTACGAGGTTAAACAGGGAGGGGAACCACCATTTGGATTCATCCCCGCTAATGATGTAGACGTGAACACTGGAAAGCAACAAGGATGGGTAGAAGTGGTGAACGGTAACGAAGACAGGTGGCACAGAGAAGCATACGAACATCTCGAAGATAAGTCTGATGGCACGTTTGAGCTACTCGGCCCAAAAATTCAAGGAAACCCAGAGAAATTTGAGACGCACATTCTATTCAGACACTCCCAAGCAGAGCAGTACCTTTTTGCACCACGAACATACAACGAATTAAAAGAATGGTTCAAAGATAAAGAAATCGAAGGTCTAGTCTGGCATCACTCAGATGGAAGAATGGCAAAATTAAAGAAAAAGGACTTTCCCCAACCCTAACCCCCCACACACAAGATACCAATAACAAGTAATAAAATGAATAAAGAACACAAAATGCTCGCAATAAAAAGTCTCGAAGGGATGTCCACCTATTTTCGTGAAGCATGGAAGGTTTATTTGATTGATCCAACCAACCGCAACCCGAGTCCAAAAGATAAAGCTTTCTATCAATTCATGACCAATAGACTTGCTAAATCAATTATGGAACTTACTGAATCTAATCGCCCCAACTAGGTCACTCATCACAGACCATAGGTATTATAAGAGTAATTAAGAAAAAATATATGAGTAGCTCACTACACTACAGACCACACATAAACGAAGAAACGGGGTTATCACTTAGCTTTGAACTTAAAAAAGCAATCTCACAAAAGTATTGGGAGCACGACGGCTCTTTAGGTGGACATTGGATTATACTAACCGAGAGTGATATTCCGTATCTTGAAGGAGTTCGAGATGGAGGAATTAAAGACGCAGGTACCCTGATAAATGAAATACGAAGATACGAAGCAGTCGAAATTGCACTACTAGCCTAACCCCCCACACAATCGAACAGAGGATTAAGAATTTCATAAACTAAATGGTTAGTTGATGAAAAGTACATTATTAAGATAAGCAATGAGGAACATGAAAAACCCTCACGATGAAGTAGACAAGATCATGGCAAGACTTCTTAAACAGTACAATAAAAACCCATTTAGAAAGACACAAGTAGACGCTCGAAGAAAAGAACTCAATGCCTTTTATAAGGACGCAATTAAACGAGGTGTGTATAAAAAAGAAGCCCCAAAATTCTGAGGCTTCTAAGGCTCCCAAGGTAGCGGGAACCGAGGAGATCAATCACCATCCTTTCTGGGTTGGAAAAAGGTCGTGGTAGTAGGGGTTCAACCTACCTTTGTACTGACCACGTTAGATGAAAAGAATTTCATGCGCCCAGATCGTCTTCTGAACGTTCAGGCTTCCGTTTGCGTCGATCTGCACGATCTTGACGAGCGTCAGTTCGTTCTCGATCAGTGCGTACAAAAGCAAAAAATACTTTTCTTCGATTTTGTACAACGCGCATGGAACGGTCACGCTGTTTACCATTCGACATTGCCCTTGCCTTTCAGGTTGTAGGTTTTGGAACGTCTCGGGTGACACCGATGACTGGGCTGTCCCCCCAGATACCGCCTGACCCCATGAGCCACCCGCCCACAGGCTGAGATGGAGCAGGATGAGGCAAAACAGGAACAGATACATCCGTTGTTTGTACGTCATGATTCAACTCCTTCCGCACCTTTTCCAAGGGCAAGTAGTCCATGTAGAAACAGGGGTTACGGTGATACCACACTTTGGTGCCGTCGTCGTTCACGAACTTGACGTAATTTTCTTTTTCAAAAATAATGCAGGTTCCACAACGTTCGCATACCATCCTGTCCTCCTTTCAATGAACTACGTTAACCAACCTTAATTATACCATTTATACACATGTACTTTCATACAGAAAACATGTATAATGTGCATACGGGGGCGGTGAGTAGAGCAAAACATATTTTTCTTACAAATACCCGATTACCCCCTAACGCCATCATAGGATTCACAAAGGCTAGTAATGCCTACTCCATTTGAATAACGGTGCTGAGTTTCGATACTCAGGATGGCATATGAATAGCAAAGCAAGCGAACAGATACGAATACTAGCTAAAGAAGTAAGCAAAGAAAAAGGCTACCCCTATGAGTGGGCATACAAAGAACTAAAGACACTTTGGAACAAAACACCAAAGGATAAGAAGAAAACAGTATTTGGATAATGTCAATAATAATGTATGGCTCAGGCTGGTAGAAAATCATGGACAGAAGAACTACAGATGGCACAACGTTATAGTGATTTAAGTGAACCTGCTTTTAAGGTACTAAGGAAGATGTTAGACAGTGATGATAAAGCAGACCAGAAGTGGGCAGTGGAGCAATTAGGTAAAGCGTTTGTAAAGATGATCCCACAAGACTTCACCTCAGGTGGTAAAGAACTTCCAACACCAATCATTTCAATAGATGCAATTTGCAGAAACAACAGCACTACGCAAGATAGCGAGACTGAATAAGAAGATACGCATTATTCAAGGCGGAACGTCCGCGAGTAAAACTATCTCAATACTCTTATACCTTATTGCTCGTGCTCAATCAGATACACAACCAACACTCACCTCAATTATTGCAGAGAGTGTCCCGCATTTAAAACGTGGCGTAATACGAGACTTCCGTAACATCATGGAGTCTCACAAGTATTGGAAAGATGATCTATGGAACGCTACAGACTCAATCTACACATTTGAGACAGGAAGCAAGATAGAGTTCTTTAGTGCAGACCAACCCGATAAGCTACGTGGAGCAAGACGAGATAGATGTTTTATCAATGAAGCAAACAACGTACACCTCGACGCATTTGACCAACTGGAAGTACGTACAAAAGAGTTTATATTTATTGACTTTAACCCAACTAATGAGTTTTGGGCTTTTACTGATGTCATTGGAAAGCGTACAGATGTTGACCACATCATTCTCACCTACAAAGATAACGAAGCATGTCCTATTGAAATAGTGACCTCTATTGAGATGCGTAAGAACAGAGCAGGATGGTGGAAAGTGTATGGAGAAGGACAGCTTGGGGAAGTAGAAGGACGAATATACACAGGATGGATAACCATTGATGAAATACCGCATGAAGCGAGACTAGAACGACGTTGGCTTGACTTTGGCTATTCAAACGATCAATCAGCTATAGGTGAAGTATGGTATTACAACGGAGGATGGATATTCAATGAGAATCTCTATCAAAAGGGAATGAGCAACAAACAACTCGCCGACTTCCTCAATGCACTACCAAAACACCAAACGATGATTGTAGCGGATAGTGCAGAGCCTAAGAGCATAGATGAACTCAGAAGCTACGGCCTCTCCGTTGTCCCTTGCGAAAAAGGTAAGGATAGTGTAGTGCATGGTATTCAAGTGGTACAAGACCAGCCTATCTCGGTAACACGGAACTCATACAACATCCTCAAAGAATATAGAAACTATTTGTGGCTTGTTGATAAAAATGGTAAAATACTCAACGAAGAAGACCCTTCATGTGCAAATCATCACATGTCAGGGTTACGATACGCACTCTCTACGCTTGGAAGATTAAAACAACAAGTGGACTACTGGGATAGAATCTTTGAGAAAGAATTAAACCCAAAGTCTTACTATAAAAACCCTGCAAAATAACATGGAAGAATACGAGTGGATCAATTTTAAAGAAATGAACAGACGTCCTGTCGTGGATACTACGGTAAAGATCGACCCCGACGCTTCACACATTGTGGGTAAACCTGTACGGGTGAATGATCCACGTTTGATGAAGCTCGTTATCAACTGGAAACGCAAAATGAACTTCGAACCCAACGGAACAGAGTCATACAACTTTTATCATCAAACAGGATTCGTGGAAGATTTAAAACAAGTATTCAATGCCGAAGCGTAAAGAACAACTTTATTCCGTTACATTAGTAATGAACGCACTTACCCACACTGCAAGTGGTGAAACTTTACTTGAGGCATTTAATAACTTAGGCATAGACTACCTCAGAATAAAGACTAAGGGGGAGATTACGGTTACCAAAGGAGAGCGGAAAGCAATACGTCTGATCCAACTTCCAAAACTACGGAGATACTTTTTGTCTAAATTATTGATGTCGGGACTTATTAGAGACTTTGAGAAACTACTTGCATGAGCAACACGATCTTTGAATACATAACCGAACAGGAGCAAGCGTTCCAACGTCCCGTGCCTATTGAATCAAATTGGTACTGGAACTTCCCACAACACGTCCGACGTTCATTTTCATACAAACACTCTCAATTTGAGGATGATAACGACAACCGTGCAGAGCGTCCTTTTAAGAACATTGTACGTCCTATACTCAATGTCCAATACAGGACAGAGGGCTTTGACGTAAAGGACATTGATATTTACGTTGATAATGCAGATGAATACTACAAGTCATTCCTACTACGCAAATACTATCAAAAGTGGGCGTTACTCAATGAGATGGACACCTTCATTGATGATGTTGTGGAGTCTTTTGTTGACTACGGTGGTGCTTTGGTGAAGAAAACAAAGAGTGTACGTCCCGAAGTGGTTGACTTACGCACTCTCGCGTTCTGTGACCAGACAGACGTACTTGCAGGGCCATTTGCAATCAAACATTTCTTCTCACCACGCCAGCTACAAGACATGAAAGCGAAGGGGTGGGGTACGATTGGTGCACAAACGGACATTGAATCACTCATATACAAAGCTGAAAACGCGAAACGTCTACGGAAAGAGAACGGGGAGATAAAAACACCAGGCAAATACGTTGAAATATACGAAGTGCATAATGTGTGTGAGATGGACTACAACCCTATCTCACAAGACACAGAGCAAATGATGTACATTTGTGCATATTACGAAGATGAATCAGGAAAGAAACAAGGTACCATTCTATTCTCTACCCCTGAACCGAAACTACCATTCAAAATGATTAAGCGTGATCCTATTCGTGGGCGTGCGTTAGGATGGGGAGGTGTAGAAGAACTATTTGAACCTCAAATGTGGACGAACTTCGCTGAAATACACATGGTAGGGATGCTCAGACAAGCCTCAAAGGTCGTCTACCTCTCTACAGACCCACGATTCAAGAATCAGAACATTGGAACGATTGATAACGGGCAAATTCTTGACATTCAGCCAAATACCGACATACGACAACTCGACACCGTACCCCGAAACATCGCCATATTCGAGAACTACGTCATTGAACAGCATGAGCATGGTATGGAGATGGGAAGTGCGAGTGATATTTCACTCGGTCAACAGCCAAACTCAGGCACACCGTTTAAGTCGGTAGAGACACAGCTTGTGGAAAATAAATCACTGCACCTCTGGCGACAAGGACGTATTGCTGTATTCATGGATGAGATACACCGTGACTGGATCATCCCACAGCTCGGAAAAGAGATTGTAAAGGGTGACACGTTCCTCAGTGAACTATCCTCAGATGAACTTTTCCAAGTGTCACAAACGGTATCTAAAAACTACGCAAATCAGAAGGCAAAGGAAAAGATACTTGCTGGTGAAGAATTTACGCAAGAACAATACGATCAGTATAAGCAATTTGTCGCAGAGGAATCATTTAAGTCAGGAACAAAGCGATTCATTGAGATATTAAAGGATGAGTTTAAACCAGAGAACCTAAACGTATCGACCAACATAGCAGGAAAACAGAAGAATCTTGCACTGATGACTGATAAATTCGTCAATGTGGTACGTCAGATCATTGCGACACCAAACATACGACAAGACCCCGAATTGGTACGTATGCTCAATACCATCTTAGAGACATCGGGAATCTCTCCACTGACGTTCACCAGCGCCCCACCGATGCAACCAGTGCCACAGCAAGGGGGAGGAACACAGCCACTTAAAGACTTAGCCACATCAGCACAAACCGCATGAGCTATGAAAAAACATTAAACCTCATATTCAGTAACGATCTTATCTTAGAAGAACTAAAGAGATTGTTTCAGGAAGAGGCAGACAAACACACACCACGAGTAGTGAACCAGACCGATGAAGTACTTGGACAAGAATACAGGGCACACCAGAAAGCAAAAGAAATAATAGAGGACGCGTTCATTACCATTAAAAACTTACAAAATATATCATCGACAAGTAGTGGAATAAACTATAAGTAACATGGTATAATACCCGCAATTATGAAAACACTTACACTATCAATCATCGCAATAGCACTCCTTGCAATCGCAGGACTGTACGTTGCATTTCAATCACAGTTTGCACTCGGATCAGTAGCGGTATCAAATGAATACAACGGCGTAGTCTATGACTCCACACGTATAGGAACGTCTACAATCGGACGAAGGGGAACAACTCTCGGAACCATTATAGTATCAAGCACCTCACCAGTGACCACGGCGGGGCCTGTGATGGCGTTCTATGACACCTCAAGTACGACTCGCCCAACAACGACTATGACTGCATTTGCTGTTATGGGATCACTTGGAGGCGTAACACCACCTGCTAATGATTACACATTCGATGTAATGGCATCATCAGGAATCATGGTATGGGTTGATCCGACATTTAAAGGAATTTATAACGTAACATACCGATAGTATGAGTTTAGATAGGTTCACACGTCCTTCATTGAAGGATAAGATCAGAGAAAAAGATCAAGCGGTAGATGAAGTGAAACCCAAGAAGAAAAAAATTAACAAGAAAAAAAAATAATCATGAATAAGACATTAGTAATAGCAATATTAGCACTCGTCATAGCAACTAGCTCTTTCTTCTTCCCCCGAACGGTGGAACGAGTAGTTGAGACGCTCGGAGCATCAGGATCAGGACAGGACACCACATCCCCACAGTCATTCATGGCAGGACTTAGTGTAGGAGGTATGTTTGCAACATCAACAGCAGGAAACATGACCCTTCCAGGAAACTCAATGGATGATGAGTCAACCATTATTATTCTTCCAACAGCTGCAACAACGGTAACACTTCCAGCATCAACAACACTTGCAAACGTAATTCCACGACAAGGGATGAGCAAAACATATACGCTTTTCAATCGTGGTACTTCAACTGTAGCTATTACCCTTGCAGGTAGTACAGGTGTCACTCTGGTAAAATCATCGACAACTGTAATTGCACAAGGCTCATCAACTGGAACGAACGGAATGTTTGTTACCCTCACCCGTCTATTCAATAACAACATTTCAGCACAGGTAGAAAACTTTGGACAGTAGGCACTATGGGTTCTATGGTTCTCGCCCTTAAAAGAACCGAGGCGTTTATGATTAGCGTTAAAAATCGAGAAATATGAATGAAGAAACAGAAGAAGGTGTAGAAACAACCGAGGAAGAAACAGTGACACTCTCGAAAGAGGAATATGACAGACTGAATCAAACCCTCGGCTCTCTCAAAAAGGAAGTAAAAACCTATAAGAAAGAAGTGGATACGCCAAAAGAATCGAATGAACCAGACTATGCACGATTGGCATATCTCGCTAGCCAAAAGGTAGACCATCCCGACGATCAAAAACTCGTAATGGATGAAGCGAACCGTTTGAAACTACCGCTTACCGATGTAATGAACATGGAACATGTTAAAACTCGGCTTACCGCGAATAGTAACCAACGGACAGCGGAAAACGGCTCACCCGAGGGTAGTGGTAGAAAAGGAGGTGCTGGAAAAGGAGACGTAGATTATTATCTCGCCAACCCAGATCAAGTACCACCAGACCTTAAACTACATAACGAGGTCATAGATGCTCGCATCAAACGAGAAACAGAAGATAGTATGTTTTCATCAGTGCCGTTCATAGGATAGCATTCGATTCTCTTACTAAATTAAGAGAATAAAATGGCTAACACAGTAGTGTGGAATAAGCACGACTACGTAGCTCGTATGCGTAACCGCATCAATGCTCCTACCGCATGGAAGGATGTATTGAATGTGAAGTATGCAAATGTACGAACTATCGTAAACAGTGCAATGACCACTGAACCATCAGTTCAGTCAGGAACACGAGGAACAGCGTACACTTATCAGGACTTCACCCTTACAGCAGATACACTCACCATCAGCAACTACCGAAACATTCCTATGCTCGTGGATGAGGCAGACCGATTCCAACAGTCGTACACAGACCAGATGAAGATCGCTGAGTTTCAGGGAAAGAAGATCAATGAATACATTG